TGTGCTTCTTGTTGTGCTTGTACAGCGTTTAAGAATGCTTCTAATTTACTATACACCGTGCCAACAGTAGTCATTTCGTTAGGCTTAAAAGCGCCACGAGTTGATGCAACATCAATAATTGATTTCATTGCTGTAAGATCTTGTACAGTAAGATCTGGTGCAGGTGCTTGTTCAGTAGCAGGTGCTTCTGTTTTGTTTTCGTCGCTCATAATTTATATTCTCCTATATTAATATATATGCGTACTTTATTTATTTGTACTTCAAATGTGGACACGCCAACATGAAATAACTTGCTTCTTTTGGATCTTCAAATCCTACTTTAATAGTACTATTGAATCCGCGACTGTCACGTGAAACATAATATCTATTTTTCAAATTTTCAAATATCCACTTTTCAATACTACTTTCCATATTATATGAAATAGGTAAACTAAGAACTTCAAAATGCCTAGGCAAATATTGAGTGCTTCGTACCTTAAAGTAGTTTAAAGGGTTAGGCTGTTTGAGCTTCATAATGAGCTGTAACTCCAAATGGGGCTAATAGTTCTTTATTGTGATTACTATGAATAATAAACACTGTATCACAGTAATCGGGATCTCCCCAGCTATCCCAAGCATAACCGTCAGTAAACATTAAAAACTTTTTAGGCGTAATGCCTTGGTCTTTCATGTATGTCCAGTTACACATAAAGTCAGTACCACCACCGCCTAAGATTTCATATGACATTAAATCTTGGCCTTCTGCGGCAGTAAAGTCTTCTTCATTATAAACACCAGTATCAAAGCACCACAACTTAATGTTGTAATCTTTGTACTCATCCATAATACCTTTTACTTCACCTAAAAAGTCTTCAGCCTGTGAGTTACCAATTGAACCACTCATGTCAATTGCAATACATAAGTCGATAGTATCTTGGAAGTTCATTCCAGGCAGTATAGCACCAGTGTGCCAACCTTTACGTGAAGGACGACTAAATGTATAGTCGCTTTTAATTGTTGATTGAATTTGCTGACGAAGCAGGTCACGCCAATTGATCTTAGGCTCTGTAAGCTCTTTGATCATACGTTCGACACCTTTAGGAACATTACCAGCACCTGCACTCTGTGCGGCTGTTACCATGTTCTCTTTTATTTCGTCACGTATCTTTTTAAGTTCGTCTTTAGTGTAAGTAGGCTTCTTGCCTTCTTTACCTTCACCGTCATCTTTGCCGTCCTTACCAGATGAAGCACCTTCGTCACCATCACCGTCAGTCCAGTCAATATGCTCGTCTAGTAATTCGCCTAATGCGTTAAGTTGATCTTCGTCATACTTTTCAAACAAGTCATCATAAACTTCTTCTGAAGTCCAATCTTCGTATTTAAAGTCTTGGTAACAGTCAACGATTCTAGGCTTAGTACCAATGCTGTCTCTTACAAGAATGTTGTTTACAATGTAGTCTTGTGCAATATTAGACAGCATAGCATCTAAGTTGCGTCCTTGCCAAGTTCTACGTTCTAAGTGATCAAATACACAATGTAAAATTTCGTGTGCAATAACAAACTCAATTTCTTTATTGTCCATTGCATTAAAGAACTGAGTGTTAAAAAATAAGTTTCTGCCATCTACGGCTGCTGTAGGACACCAGTCGTCTGCGGCTTGAATTTTAAGGCGTGTTGCCATATTACCAAAGAAAGGGTGCTTAAGAAGAAGTCCTACTCGTGCAACAATAATACGATCAAGTACTTCTTCACGCATTACTTTAAGTTCGGATTCAGTAATGTCTGGATTAGGTGCCCAGTTCTTTTTACCTTCTACGCTCATGTGCTATGTCCTTTCTAAGTTTATATATGTATTATACAAGTATTTACTGAGTTTGTCAACCAAAAAAAGGAAAGGGCGAGCATTATACCCGCCCTTTCTATTCTTACGAACCCTGTGCAGCCTTAATATACTTACCATAACGTTCATGGAATTCATCAAAGCATTCCACAGCATCCGGATCAATGGGTAATGAATACTGAGTAAGTGCGAGCTTAATGCCCATTACAACTAATTCAGTATCAAAGTTATCCATCGAAAATCGCAGGAAGTTATTAACCTTCTTATCGAAGTCTTTATCGTTTTTGTTATCAGCTTCTTGTAGCTCATAACACAATGACACAGTGAGGGAATACATAGCACTGATTTCTTTACTGGCCATCTCCATGACTTTTCCTGCGAGGATGTCACTTGGATTAGGCATCTGAGACGCAACCTTACGGTGCGCCATAAACTTGACAGCCAAGCCTTCTCCAACTGACCCACTAACTAAGTCTGTAGTAGTGGTTTCATCTAAGCCGTCTTCAAGCAATTCGCTTACAAACGACCAAGAACGAGGTGTTGCAAATGAACGACTTGCACTTCTTGGATCGAAGTCATATAAGTCTTTCTTTGCAAATGTTAAGTAACCAACAACGTCTGCATGTTGGTTGTTTACAACAGCCCACTGGAACCAGTCATCAAATGATACAGCAAGTTCTAAGTGGATAAAACGGTTTGCTAACGGAGCAGGCATTCTATAAGTAACGCCTTTGTCAGCTTCACGGTTACCAGCCGCAATAATTACAACATTGTCTGGCAACTTATATTGCCCAACTCTGCGATTAAGAATCAGCTGATATGCAGCCGCTTGTACAGCAGGTGCCGCTGAGTTCATTTCGTCTAAGAATAAAACGACATAGTCGTATTGTGATGCAAATTCTTCTGTAGGAAGTTCTGCTGGTGCGCCCCAAACCATTGTACCTGAGTTGCTATCAAAGTACGGAATACCTTTAATGTCTGTAGGCTCCCAAAGCGACAAACGAATGTCGATTAAATTCGAGTTACCAAGGTCGTCGGTAATTTGTCTAACAATATCAGACTTACCAATGCCTGGAGGACCCCAAAGGAAGATAGGACGATTCTTGCGAATAGCATGTTTAATGCTAGATTTTGCGCCGTTGGGCGAAACTGTTCTTGTGATTACGTTTTCCATATTGTATTACCTCTTGAGTTATCAGTGCTTAATTTCTAACTTATGTATATATAATACTACCAAATGGGGGTAATGTCAACCGTTTTCTGCAGTTTTTTCTAATTATTTTCGTCTTTATTTTGACGGGATAATGCTTTAGTAAGTCCATACTTGCGTAGATCACCTGAGAAAAGAGACAGTTCGACCGCCTTCTTTTGGTGTGTTACTTGAATAGATCTTGGTCCTATGTAGTAAGGACAGTCGATAAACTTATCTAAAAAGATAATAACTTGTGTAGTCATCGGCATATCATGTGGATAAGGTACATCGTATGTTGCTACTTCTGCTTGTGTAAGTGCGTCTAAACCTGCATCTGTAAGTCTAAGTCCACCAGCATCCTTGTTACGTGTATTATGCCACCACAACGGCATATGCTCCTTAACAGACAAGTCGTTAAAACTTTTGCCTAGTTCTTTTAGGAATAACTTTGTATAGGTTTCTTTCCAGTTCATTCGGTTACAATTTCGCCAGATGACAACTTATATACTTTGAAGTCTTCACAGGAAAACAATTCGTTAAGTTTTTGTGCTAAATTGTGTGCATGCCCTGGATTAGAGAAACTTGTCTTTTTATACTTCGGTCCAGGATAATTTGTTAAAGCGTTTGAACTTTTTAAATTGAATGGTTTTTCTTTATAGAATACAGCCCAGATAGCATCAGCATCTAGGACTTGCTCACATCTATAATTCTTTTTGTTTACATGTTCTAAAAGAACATTTGGTTTGGGTCTGCTCATATATACGTACCTTAATTAACTACGTATATATTTATCTCTTTTTTTAGTTAAATGCTAGTTTATTTCCACTCAGTACCACCGTCTAATTGCACCTCTACGGGCTCATTGTCTAGGGTTTGTACATGTTCTTTAATAAACTGTTCCATGTCTCCGTTAAGTCGAGACATCACTTCTCCGAGTGTAAACGCTAATCTTTTTGCTGTATCAATGTCAATTCTAACATCTTTAGCTCTACTAGCGTCAGCACTCTTAACAGTTTGAATAAACTGTTGTACTGGAAAAGTGTTTACCGGATCAAGATTTTTGGTTGGCATTTGATAGTTCCTGACGCATAGTAAGATCGTTTTTGAATGGACCTTTATAGTCGTAACGTTCTAATGTAATTAGTTTAGGACAAAAACTCTTTACCCAACCTTTGTCAAAGTGGATAATATAGTATCCTGCACAATACAAGCTCTTACTCTTACGGCTTTTAGTAAACAATGCAAACTTACGATGTACATCATAAATTACATTGTAAGGAGTAGTGCTAGTTGGAAAGCCATAAATTTCTTTTTCAGTTTCAAACTTTATTGAGTCGTCTTTATCGAATATAGTAAGACCAAGTTCGTTCTTTAATTGTTTTTTGTTTTCAAAAAATGCAACACCATTGTTTGCAGAGAACATAAACTTTTCGTCATTGAAACTTAAGGTTCCTAACTTTTCACCTTCTTCTTCAACAATCCAGAACTTGTCTTTTAGTATTGTTTTTGCTTTTATGCTCATTTAATATATCTCGCTTGTAAAGGTTCTGCATAGTATTGAGCCTGATCAGCAATACGTTGCATATCCCACTTAGCACAGAACTTCATAAGACGCATACCAACTTGTGCTATCTCCTTAGGATTATCTGTTGCTTCGTTAATTGTTTCGTTTATAATTGCTCTAATGTCTTCAGGCTGTGCTGTTAAATCACATAGCACAACATTACGTTGATAGTCATCTAGTACACGATGTTCTACACCTTCATGATCAGTCCAACGCTGTAGCATCATGTTATTCCAGTTATAGCCTTTGTTGTCTTTATCTGCAAATGCTTCAATAAGGCCTACTTTATTCTTAGTACCTTTTTTACGTACACCTGGATATGCACTAAACACGTTGTCACTAGTGTCGCCACGCATACACTTTTCAAACAACATAAATGCAGGATCGGGTGCAGGCTTCTCTAGTTTAGTTTTCTTGTCTATTACAGGATTACCTTTCTTATCAAAGTAACCTTCGTGTGTAATAGTTAAGTCTTGTATGCCACTGTATTGTGTTACGTTAGGTGCAATAAGTTGTGCAAAGTCGCCATCTGTACTAATAATAACATGTTTATCATTAGGGTGTGCTTGTACCCAACCTGCAATAAGATCATCTGCTTCTAGTTGCTTGTGTCGCATAACAGTACAGTTAGTCTTGTCGCTAACAAAGTCTTTAAACTCGTCAAAGATTTCCCAAAACACTGTATCTTCTTCAGACTCAGTAACAGTCATCTTATCACGTGCAACTTGCCTGTTACGCTTGTAAGGTTCGTAAAAGTCTTTACGCCAGCTACGGCCTTCTAAACAAAACACAACATGTGTACCACTAAAGTCTTGCCATGCTTTCTTAACACTGTTAAGTGTAATATGCATAGCCATGCCTACCTTAGTGTCAATGTCGCCACGTACTACATGCCTTGCACGAAAGAACGTGTTAGCTGTATCTACTAGAATATATGTTGCCATTAGTTTGCCTTTGTGTAATTTATAATACTATTATAGCACCAGATCTGGCTGTTGTCAAGCATTAAGATACTTCTGATTTGCCTTTATCGATAGGTACTACGTTAATATACCCTGCTTCAGTTTTAGGATCTTGTCCTTCTTCTTGAAGCATTTGACTAACAATAGTTCTAAACCACTGATCAACAATCTGTTCGTTTGATTCACCTTGATACCCTGCATCAAGAAGTTCTTCAATAAACTCATTGTTCCAGTCAAGTTCAAAGAACCCGTTTCGAATGTTATCTTTGTTGACTTGTGTATCTAATACAGCAACCCAAGGTTCGCCTGCTTTAGTAGCGGCTGCCTTTTCTTTATCTAATGCCGCACGTCGAACATCTTCCGGAGTAGGTTCCTTTGTATCTTCTATTATTTTAGGTTGTACACCTAGTGCTTTTTTTATTTTATTCCAGTTCATAGTCCTGCTCTCCTTACACGTTTTTCTAAATCACCACCGTCTTCAATTGGTGCTGTCATAGCTCGTTCGTGTTGTTCGTTTTTATATCTAGGTTCCCCATGCGTTACCGAATAAGTCGATGTGTAATCGTGGTGTGAATCGCCATCCTTTTTCCATACAGAGCTCAGCCACTTCTTGAATGTTGAGCTTGTATTCTTCACTGCGTCCACCCAATGGCATACAATATACCGGACATTGTATCCCGGCGTCTCTATAACTCGCCACAGCTCTACCAGCTTCTTCGACATCAGTTTCATCAGCGACAACAAACTTAAAGTAAAGGTTACTATTAGCAACACTGTAATACTCACTAGCAATATCAGGCATAATAGCATCCTCCCAGCGTTCTCCGCTAACTGAAAGTTTTGGGGAACAACTCCAAGTGACTTCAAATCTATCTTGATTGTTGAGATAGTCTCTAAAGTCTGGTCGTAGCTTTTGCGTAGTATTCGTTTCAAATGTAACATTTTTTAAATCCTTCATACGCGGGTGTTCTAATAATTCAGCATAGAATCTTTGCCACCCTAACAAAGGTTCTCCGCCGGTAAAAATCAAGTGAACATCTTGTCCACTATCCATTGTCCACTTACCTTCTGGAGTAAGTGATAACAAATGTTCTACAACTTCATCTACAGTTCTATCCATCATAAACTTTTTAAACTCTGGATAGATACTAGCATATGTATCACAACCTGTATGTATTACAGGTAAGTCTGTAAATTTTTCAACAGTGCTTATAATATTACTATCAAGTAACTTCTTAACTTCTGGATTATGTTTTACACCATCTGCTCTTGCAGGTGTGCCTCTTTCTAATCCAAAGTTCATGCAACGAAAGTTACAACCGAATGTACGTAAGAACACACTAGGTACTCCTACAAACTTGCCTTCTCCTTGTACGCTATAAAACGCTTCTGAATATCTAAGTTTCATATTTTACTTCCCACATGCAAATTCTTGTTGGAGTTTAATATTATCCATAAACTCTTTCTTTGTACCTGCGTCATCCTTAAACGCACCTTTTAGTACAGTTGTTTGTGTAAGACTACTGTGTGCCTTAACACCTCTGTTCTCAACACAACCGTGTGTTGCTTGTACATAAACACCTAAGTGTTCTGCACCTGTTGCTTTCTGTATTTCACGTACAATGTCATTTGCAAGTTCTTCTTGTAGTGTACCTCGCATAGCACACCATTGTGCAATACGTGTATACTTGCTTAACCCAATTAACTTGTCTGATGCAATAATACCAATGTATGCTACACNNATCTGGTGATGATGTGAACACATACTTGTAAGTTCACTACGTACTACTAGCATACCTTCATAACGATCATCGCTATCATTTGGAAATGCTGTTGCTGGCGGCATTGGTTCATAACGTCCGGCCATTAGCTCATTGATATACATCTTTGCAAGACGTTTACCTGTGCCGTTACTGTTAGGATCGTTTTCTGTATCTATTACAAGACCTTGTAATACGTCTTCAAACTTAACAGCAAGCTCGTCAATTAGTACTTGTTTTTCGCCGTCTTTAATATAGTCTGAAATGTTGTCGCCTGCCCAGAAGCGTTTGTTTGCTTGTTGCAAACGGGCTTTTATCTCTTTGGATTTATCCATTCTTTTATTCTCCGATGTTTAGGCAGTGGATTGCCGTTAATAATACAATGCACAATATAAGTTATATTATACATTGTATTTAGGTTTTTGTCAAGTATATTAAACAAAATATGTGTTTAACATATCAAGACGATCATGTGCTGTAGACATAGCATCTAGTTCTTTCTGAATTGTTTCTACAATATCAGAATGCTCGCCAATACCTACAACCTTTTGCATGTATACTTCAATGTTAGTCTTATGCAATTCTATCTCCGCTTCAGCGTGTAGTCTTGCCGCTTTAATCATTTGTTCCTTCAAGTCCATAGTTCCTTTCCTTAATATTTTTGTTTAGATGGAATGACGCCTCTTACGCCACCTTTCGGATCTTCCATGTCTCCATCACGACGGAAGATTAAATGTACATGTGGGTACATAACTGTTTGTCCTGCACTTACACCTATATTTAGACCAATATTATAACCTGTTACATTATTCTTGGTTGTTGTAACATTATCATTGCCCATTGACATAGCAAACTTAAAACACTTTTCTACGTTTAACATATCGTTTACTCTGGGCACTATTAATAAATGTCCTTCGGTTACAGGATACTTGTCCTCATATACTACAAAGTCTCTAGTATCTAAGTATACGTTATCCCATGGTGCTCTGCCTTCTTGCTGAGCTTGTTCTAAATTATCAAGCGTCATACTTACCTACTATTTCCCAAGGGTAAACTAACCAAACATCTTCTTCTGCTTTGTTAACTTCGTGTGCTGAATAATTAACACTTTCGAACTCACTTGCAAGGTTTTCAGTTAGTGTAGCAAATCTTACATTTTTATTCCATACAGTACCCCAAGTGCTTTCATTGGGTAAACAACTAGCTGGCCAATCTTTTTTGATCCAATTAAGTGTTGCACCTGTATCGTTAATATCGTCTACAATTAAAATATTTTTACGTCTGTTAACGTCCCAACGACTTTTAGTTACAGCACGTTCTTCTTCGGCAACGTAACCAAATGCATCTTCAGCCATCCAAGCATTAGATTCACAATCTGTTTCGTCATCACGTAAACTTACTTTTAATGCTTCGCAACGAACTCCTAACATATGCGATAATATTGTAGCAGGAACATTACCACCTCGTGTAATACCTATAATATAGTCAGGCTTCCAGTTGTCTTTTTGCATCTGCATTGCAATATCAATACACATTTTTTCAATGTGTCCCCAAGTGTAATAATGTTTGTTCATTTATTATTCCTTTTGTATTCGTCGAGAAGTGCGTCTCCACTAAGTTCCTTACCAAAGATTCGTACAGTGTTATCTTTTAGTGTGCGTCTTACTACACCATTGTTATATTCAACATCCATTACCATACCCATGTCGGTATCTTCAGGATTAGTGTCATACCACATACTTTTTAAACTATGAAAGTGTAAACTTTTTACACCCTTTGCCCATGTCTCTGCTTCTAACAAATCTCGTTGCCTTTCTACTACGTCATTATACTGACTCATAAATTACTCCTTAGCGAGGTAATCTTCGCTATTTTGCCATCTATAACCAATGCCTTGTACAAAAGGTACAAAGCCCCATTCTTTTGCTTTTTTGCCCATATAGAATAAACTCCAACATGGTATTTCATTACCGTCTTTGTCTTTCTCTAAAGTCAAAAAATGTAAGTCATCTGACTTACGAAATCTAAAGTGTCCTGGCCCACGCCAGATACCACGTGATCCTACTATGTTACCTTCTTTACTAACAATAGGAACATTCTCCCAATAACCACCTTTAAGTATAAGTGTTGCATAACTCCAAGGATGATCATGTAATGTTGCTTCGTCACTTTTTAAAACTTTGTGCAAAGTGACATTAAACGGAAAGTTCTTTCTGTCCTTTAGGAACAAGTACCAACGAACCAAGTAAGGCTCGTTACTATCTCTATCTTTAATTACACGTTTACGATCTTTAAAAAAACCAAACATTATTTGCTCTCTTTCACAATCTCAAAAGTTTCAATCTTTGCTAGTTCTCGTTCGTATGCTTCAGCGGCTCGTTTTAAACCTGCATACTTTTCTTCTTTAGCAATATCTCTACTTACTACACCTAGTACACGTTGCAGATCGTTAATAGTTTTCATAACGTCTACGCCATTGACCGTTAAATCTCCACTCACATTAAGACCCGTATCAATATCGTCACTAATCCAACTTGAATTTATGTCATATGTATAATTACTGTCTAAAGTAATTGTACTTGTATTTGAAGTGTCTAAAGTAAAGGTGTATTCATTATCGTTCATCTTTAAGCCTTTCATATAATGCACTACCACTAAAAAAGTCTTTGTTAAGTATCTTACGTTGTTTTTCCAAACTAACCAAATAGTCGGAATAATTTTCCATGTAGTTGCGTATCTTTGTAACAACTTCGCCTCTATGCTTTCTATATGCTGTATAGTCTTCAGTCCATTTGCTAGGATATAAAAACTCTTGCACGGACATTTCACTATAGCTCAGTCTATCTGGTACCATAGGAATAGCATCAACTAATGCACCTTCGTACCAACTAATACCTAGTGTTTCTTGTAGGTTAGCACTAAACACAAGTTTAGCTTCGCCTAACAAGTTATGATATTCATTCTTTGTAAGATCACGTTCTTGACATACAACAAACTCGTATTCGGGTAGTTGTTGTGCTAAGTCGTGAAATATATCAACTTGTTTTTCAGGAGCAACTCTGTGTGGGAAAAGTATAAGGTTACGTTTTTCCATACCTTTATAACTATCCAAACTATTCTTTAGATACTCCATAGGCCAGCCTACTCGATGTATTTTATCATTGTCAATTTGATAATCTTCACCTAGTGTATCTGTAAACATATCAATATGAAAGTCAGTTGCAAAGAAGTTATCGTCATAACATTCAAACATTGACATTTCAGCATGTCTTACCCAAGGCTTATCTCCTATAAGTCTACCTAGGAAATCTTGAGGATCATAAGACCCTGCATGCCACAAACCGCCAATACAAACATCAACGCCTAGTAGTTCTGCCATGTAACGAAGTTGTATAACAGTAGGGTTCCAAGCGTCAGTGTATAAGAAGTAATCACCATCTTTAACAGCACCATTACAAAACATTTCTCCTATTTGCTCGAGCTGTTTTGACTTGTATACATTAGTACCGCCGAAGTTGAGGAACGCCCCAGGCGTAGTTGCCTGAGGTGTATCCCCGCCACTAATAACATTTATCTTTTCATTTGTAGACTTCAACAGTTGACGTGGAAGATAATCTTTCCACTGCTTAGTATAGCGTGTGTCTACGGCTTCAATATCTACAATATGAATAGTCATTAGTTTCTCCGTTTGTGATTAAAGTTCTTACCTGAAGAGCGGTTCTTTGCCTTAAGGTGGTTAACATGACGCTGATATGAGCGCCACACATAAGATCGTTCGTTATACAAATCTTTCTCATTGTATACGAACGCCACGTTTTTAGCATCGCCAACGTAGCGACAGAAGTCTTTAAAATTTTCCAAGTCTCGGAAAATTTTGTCGTAAGCGGGCTTATTAAACTTGATTGCCATTTTTTAATATCCTCTATTAATAGCACTTTAATTTTTAGGGTTTGGGTAATAAATTACACAGCCGTTTTCGTTGTCTTCAGCGACACTAATCTCTACAAATCGGCCGGGGAACTTTGTAGAAATTTCTTTATATAAATCATCTGCGATCATCTCACAAGACTTATAATCTAGAACGAGCACTTCACCGTCGGAAGAAGCACTATAGAGTCTTTCCATCCATCTTTTGAATTGGATGAACTCGATGTCTCTATCGTTGTGGAACACTTCGATACGCACCCTGAAGTGGAAAATATGACGATGAGGCACAGCAAGAAACGACACATCGTCCCAATCGCCTGTTGCAAGTTTTGGATCACTATCTGCTCCTGGATACTTATGGATGCCTTCTTTAGTAAAAGTTACCCATATACTTCTAGTAGCATTATTTATTGGATCATTCATCTTTTTATTTTCCTCTCTTGTTCTGCGTAGCATGTAATCGTAATAACGTTCTTGCATTGTTATAGTATACTTTCATTACAATGGTTTGTCAAGCGAATATTTTGTCCAATCCGTAAACTTTTCGCTATCCATTAAATCGTGGAGTCTATGGCACCACACACCTGGATTGGTTGCTTTAAAATCTTTGTCATCGATTTTAATCATTGTATTGTAATTCCACTGTTTAACATAAGGAACTACTACACGTATTTGTGGAATAAAGTAATCTGTTTCAACAAGGCCGCCATCTAAGAACCATTCCATATTAATTGTACTTGGTATGTCCAAACTACATAATATTTCCTGATCAGTAAATGCACGTATCATTAGATCCCAGTCTTCAAAGTCATCTGAAGTTACAGGATTATAACTATGATTAGCACCAAAGAAGATATGTTCACACTGTTCATCTGTATAGTGTTTCATTATTGTATTATAGTCTTGTTTGCCTGTAACAAACAATGTTTTCATTCCTAATGCAGGAGTCTTTTCAACTTCTACACCTGTAAAGAATGTAATACTATCTGCTATGCCTGTATCATAATCTCTTTTCATATTGTTTTTAACCTTGTTTCTAATCTGTGGATTTCGTCTTTATACCAAAGTTTTTTTGTTTTAAGCCTGTTAATAGAACTATCACTTGCAAAAGTATTATACATTAATTTTATTTCTTCGTCAAGTTTTCTATGCTTCTTATATAGCTCTTGTAAATAGCCTGCAATTTTATTGTGTTCATCTGTGAAGTTGCTCATCCTCAAGATCCTCTAATTTTGTTTCATCTAGATCTTCTTCGTCTGTAATTACAGGTTCACCTACTTCTTCAAATAAGTTTCCAAAGTATGTACTACTGTTTACAGTCTTTTTACCAATCGCTCCTCTTGTACCAGGTATGGTCATCCAAAAGCGACTATAGTGTTCAATTATTGCGTTGGCTTCTTCTCTGCCGTTAGCCGCAAATATTGCTTCCACAACGTCTCTAAATAAAATCCTGTCAAATTGTTCTTGTACAAGCATCTTAGGAAGTATGCCTGCATCGTATTGTCTGTTTGCTTCTTGTACAGCATTAATATGACTCCATACATTATGACCCATTTGGATAGCATATGAAAAACTATCCCATGACGTCTTTCCTTCTTTACCAATCTTGTTTAACATTCCTGGTGCATAATGACATACATCATTTACTTTAAGGTCTTTTGTAATTGGACTATTAGTAAAGTTTTTAAATATGTTATCTTGTAGTACAGCGTCTTTAAACAGTCTAGTATCTGCAGCATACTTTTTATCATCAATACTAGGAACCATTCTATAGACCCATTTAGATCTATCTTCAGTTTCAGTTTGAATATAAATTTGTCCGTTTGCTGTTGCTAAGAAAGGTGAAGCACAATCAAATGTAATCATAAAGTTTGGGTTATGATACTTACGAACAGCTCTTTGTATGTCTGTTAGTAACGTAGCCCATTCTAGTTTAGATGTGCCTAAGAAGTGCATTACATCGTGTACACCTGTTTGTAGTAGGTCATCATATATCAATGCAACTATACGTTTAAGAACCAAATGCACATCGCACATGTTCTGTCCACCCATTGACCAACCATTAAAATGATTGTCTGGATACACTTTAGGATCACAGTAATCTTTCATTTGCTCGTACCAGTCATCTGCGTCTGCATGATTCTCACCCTGCAAAACGTTTAAGAACTTACAAGCACCTGTTCTGTGTTTCATCCAATAGTCATTGTTAATGCGTGTTGCTTTGACTGCTTCATCATATGTGCTAATGCCAGTTGCTTTAGCACCTGCTTCTGAACGTGCTACCCAGGCTGGAATATCAAGTACCATGCCATAGTCCATATATGCGTCCATCCAACGGAGAACCCCGTCACGTTTCTTTTGTGCTTTAGGACAATTAGGATCTTTCCAATCGCCTTCCCAAACACCTTTACCAATTTGGAAACCACCTGAGTCACCTAGTAGCCAAGTGTTTTCTCTATCTCTGTTTCGAACCATGTCTTCTTTAGGTACTTCTTTAGTAGTATCTAAGTCCGCATGTCCTGCTGAATACAGTGTCCATTTATATGTAAACGCACCTTCGTTTTTATTTAGATAGTTTAAACTCTCAACACCATTTGCAAAGTTGCTTGGAATACGTGCTTTGTCTACGTATTCATCAAAACGTTGTTTACCTACATATGTAGCATAAAAGCCACTAAGTGCAGGTAAAAATGTTGCATAATCATTTTGTGTTGCGGTTAAATCTTTGTTCATATTATAGTCCTAGGATGCCAAATAAGTTAAACCATCCCATTGCTGTTCCAATAATGATTGGCAGTCCTACCATTGTAAAAGCAATAATTAAAAATGCTAAACCTGCGCCTTTATTGTGATACGGTTCGTTTGGGTTACTCATGTTCGCCTCCATAACCACGTGAATTAATTCCGTTATCTTTACGGAATGAACTGGGTCTACGTTTTGCTGTTTCAAATGTTGCTACTGTTACTGCAATAGCACCGAGCAATAGTGTGTGTAATATCATACTAAACACTCCTGCCCACATGCTACCTACAATAATAGCAAACACAATACACCACATCCAGGCAAGCACTTGCATCACCATATGACGTGTTTGTACATCAGGAATAGAACTCAACGGATTGCGAGTATCATCCATTACTAATGTCCAACAGTTGTATATCCAATTCCGCATATTACTTGCTTTGCGCCGGAAGTATGTAGTCGTACTTGACCATACCACTATCTACTGAAATCATCATTGCGCCTTGATCACTAATGCTCATAGTAATGTCGCCATCTAAGTTTAAGATGCTTTGTACTTGTGCTACAGGCCAACTCCAAGTGTGCTGTAATGATCCTTCAACGTCATGTTGGAATACAAACTCACCTGCGTGTGTACTTGCATCACCAAAACTAAA